GGTGGATTAATGCAATTAGTAGCATATGGCGCACAAGACGTTTATCTTACGGGAAATCCCCAAATCACTTTCTGGAAAATTACATACCGTAGACACACCAATTTTGCTATGGAATCCATCGAACAAACTTTCAGTGGACAGGCCAACTTTGACCGTCGCATGCAATGCACCATTTCACGCAATGGCGATTTAGCATACCGCACATATTTACAGGTAACTCTTCCCGAAATTAGTCAAGAAAATTGCTGTAATTCCGATACTGAGAAAGTCTGGGCCAGATGGTTAGATTATCCCGGCGAACAAATGATCGAACATGTTGAAGTTGAGATTGGTGGTCAAAAAATTGATAAACAATATGGTGACTGGATGCACATTTGGAATCAACTTACACTTACCGCCGAACAGGAACGCGGATACAATAAGATGATTGGACACACCACGCAACTCACCTATCTTATTGATCCCCAATGGGCCGATATTGATGGTCCTTGCGCTGATGCTGGTATCCCAAATACTTGCGCACCGCGAAAATCTTTACCACAAACAACCTTATACATTCCTTTACAATTTTGGTTCTGTCGCAACCCTGGTCTCGCACTTCCCTTAATCTCTCTTCAATACCACGAAGTTAGAATTAACTTCAGATTAAGAGAACTTGACCGTTGTTTGTATGCTGTCAAATCTGACCCAACTGACACCTCGTCGGAACCAGATAATAGTGACGTAAAATCAACTGGTACATACCGCAGTTCTTTGGACAGTGCTTCATTATATGTTGATTACATTTTCTTAGACACCGATGAACGTCGGCGTATGGCACAAAACCCACATGAATATCTCATTGAACAACTCCAATACACTGGACCCGAATCAATTGGTTCTTCAAGCAATAAAATTAAAATTAATTTCAACCACCCGTGTAAGGAACTTGTCTGGGTTGTCCAGAAAGATTCCCACACTGACTATTGTGAGATGTTTAAACAGGGGACTTCTTTACATAGACATTTGGGTGCCCAATATTTCAATTACACCGACGCAGAAGACATTCTTATCCCCAGTCTCAAGTCTTTCAGTACTAGTGTAGGTTTGGGTCCCGGGTCGGCTGCGCCTCTCCTTAACAACGCTTTTATTGCGGAGACTCCAACTGACAGTACTGGTTTCACTACCGCGGTTGCGGCGTACACCGCTGCACAAACATTGCTAACGGCAGCAACCGACGATAAAGCTGCGTTCATGACAGCGCTGGCTGCCGCCAACTTGTTGACCACTGGTTCGGTGGACACTGCGGCTCTTCAAAACGCCACCAACCAAGCCGCGGCAGCCTCCGGCGCTGGGACTTACGACTCCACAACCAATGTCCTATCCGTCGACTGGGACGCCACAGAGGCCGATTACCCGTATTTTGATTCAACTATAGTTACAGAGACTAACAATGTAAACGCTGCGGCTGCAATTGTGCAAAATAATTTCCAACAGTCACCCTCTCAATGGAATTTCAATGACGTACCCCAAGTGTCCGACTCCACAGATCCAGCGAGCCAGTCAACTAGTACATTAGGTGACGCAAGTGTTTTCGTTATTGGCGAAACCGCACACAAAATGCACTGCTGGGGCGAGAACCCAGTCATTGTGGCCAAACTTCAACTTAATGGTCAGGATCGTTTCTCTGAACGCCAGGGCGCATATTTTGACACGGTTCAGCCATTCCAGCACCACACACGTTCACCCGACACTGGTATTAACGTGTACTCCTTTGCTCTTCGCCCAGAAGATCACCAACCATCGGGAACCTGCAATATGTCCAGAATTGATAACGCTACTCTACAAATGACTGTAAGTAATGATTGCGTTAATGGATCCAATACCGCAGAAGTTCGCGTTTATGCCACATCATACAATGTCCTGAGAGTGATGAGTGGTATGGGAGGCTTAGCATATTCCAATTAAGCAATGTTGGAACGCTCAAGTTAAAAACATATAACTTAAAAAAAATACTTATTGGTATAAAAATTAATTCAAAGATAA